GTAGCGTCAATAAAGATCAATCGAGCATGACTAATACTGTCACGCAGTGTTTTGCATTTTTCAAAAAAAGCAGGAAAGTCGGCTTTTTTCAAACTGTGTAAAAAAGGAGTGTTTCTGAAAATCACACTGTGATCTGGCAAGGCTCGACCCGCTTGCCATGGAGTTTGATCAAGTTCTACTTGACTATTGCTGAAAGAAAATACAAGCATGCAGTGCGGCTGATGCAGTTATTGACACCAACTTGTTTTGGCTTCGCCGTAGTATTCTCTAGCATAGCCATTGGCAATCAACATGCCACGCAGGCTTTGTCCGTTGAGTATGACATCGCCCAACACACGCCCGCCATACTTGTCCCAGTCCATCAGCACAATTTGGCGCTGTGTGGCTTGAGCGATTGCATTTTTAGTAAATGCTGTGGCTGCTTCTCCACGCTGTGCTTCACTGGCACAGGCAGCACGGTGTCCTTTTTCAGGAGTGTCCACACCAAATACTCTAATGCTGAGTTCTTTTTTTAGTGGATCTGGCAAGAACGGTGCATGAAATGCCACTGTGTCACCGTCTATGACTCGGGTGATTTGTGCGTCATATGTGACACCAGGTTTTTGTTTGCCTTGTGCTAGAACTAGCACAGGAACGATGAGTAAGAGTAGGATGAGTTTTTTCATGTTGAAATTTTAAGTTGTTATAACAATAATCTCACCTGTGGTGGGATTGTAGTACATGGGTGAGAATCCTGCAGGTATTGAGCCTGCAGTTGGCGCGGCAAAGGTCACACTGGTCACTGCTCGCACAGGTTTTACTGTGAATGTGTTGGCTGTGGTTTGATTTAAGTTAGCACCTGTGGCATTGATGATGATTGAGTTGTTGGCTTGTGAGGTGCGACCAGCAAGGTAGCCAACAGCTACTGAATAGTTACCTTGTGAAGTTTCTCCAGTGCCTGTTCCAATGGCCACTGCTTGAGTACCTTGTGAAGTTAAGCCAGCATTTTGACCAATAGCCACTGATTGAGTACCTTGTGACGAGGATCCGGCCTGCGTACCAATGGCTATTGTGTTGTTTCCTTGTCCCCCAGCACCATAGCCTACGGCCACTGCATTGATACCTTGATTGGTTAATCCAGCGATTGCACCAATAGCCACTGCATTTTCACCTTGAAGGGTTTCACCAGCCCGACTGCCAACGGCTACTGAATTTATACCTTGAGTGTTATATCCGGCACTATTTCCAACTGCTACCGCGCCAACACCTTGTGAAGTTACAGCAGAACGCACACCAACAGCCACTGCATTATTGCCTTGTGACGTGGCTCCAGCCTGCGTACCAATGGCCACTGTATCTATGCCTTGTGCGTTGCCGGCCGCGTAGCCAATGGCCACTGAGAAGTTACCTTGAACAATGCCAGCGTTGGTTCCCAGTGCTATCTTACTAGGACCACTGGCATTGTTTTTATCGTCCAATGTAGCCCAGGTTGTTGCAACAGCTGATGCTACCAGGGTTAATTGACCAACGTTGTTACCTACATATAACAACGGCGGATCTGTTTCAAGATTTACTACAAGTTCTCCAGGTCTGGCGTTACCAGAGTAGTTGGCCAGAGTGATCTGAGCATTGTCTTTCATTGCGGCACGTGAAATGCCGGTTATATCGCTGTATGGTGGTGGTGGGTTTGCCATTATCTTGGGTATCCTTTAAAAGGTTTGATGGGACTTTGTTTGTCCACAAATTCTGGTTCGTCGCTGTCAGGAGTTGATACTAGTTTTTTACCGCCCTTGGTTCCGGTCATTTTCAGCGCGGCATCAATCACAGGTCGAATACTAGCAGTCATGCCAATCACAACACCATGTTCTCCAAATGGAGTTTCCTTTGACCACTCGGGCATGTATGGATTGATATTGTCTGCAGTTTGATCAGCTCTAGCGCGAGCCATGGCCACGCCAAATCTATAGTTGTTGTAAGGATCTGAGGCACTGAGTCCAGGAATCACATAAGTTTGTCGCATGGGTCCGGCTTGCTCGGGAGCAAGATTCTCTTGCTCTGTTATAAACTCACGAGCTCTCATCTTGGATAACCTTTGAACGCTTTGACCGGACTCACACGGTTGACATCATTCATTTCTTCTGAATCCATGTCGCCATTGTTGACATCGTCATATTCCGCACCTGCGGCACGGAACGCTTGCTTGAGCATGCGCTGTTCTACTTCAGTATAAGGGTGTGCTGATCTGCGAGTACCTACCCAACTCTGTTGGTCCATTTCAATGGGAGAATTTGAACCGTCAGCTGAGGCCACAGCCATCATCACACGGTTTAAAACATAATCTGAATTGGTTCTTTTCTTGTCGCGAAAAAGATCCAGGCCACGAGTGGCTTGCTGATGTCTATGGCTAATCTTGCCTTTGCGTTCAGCAATAAACTCACGTGCTCGCATGTTTAAAACACACTTTCTTGCGCCGAGCTTGCTGTTCCTAATTCAAGTGCAGTAAAGGGTGTTCCTGTCACAGTGACTTTGTTGCCAGCACCGGCATAGACTTCAAACACAGTGTTGGCTGGTATGTTGATTGCCGCAGTGTAAACATTGCCCACTGGATCAGCTGTACCCAATGCTGTGGCATAGACTTGATAGGTTACCACATTGGCACCGGTAGAGATTTGCAGTTTATCTGTGTAAACTGTTGTGTTAGCTAATGTTGTGTATACGTTTGCGGCCATTTTAGTTTTCCTTTTTTACCACGCACGGCACGACCAATAGCGTGCCTTTGTTCTTGGTCCTGGATTGTCACAGTTATGACGTGCTCTAAAACTCTTGCGACGTGCAGGATTTGATTTTTTAATCTTCATTGTCTTCTGACCCAAACGCTTGGCTGTGGTGCCACCGTGACCAAAGTTTACTTTTTTAATGTTGCCAGTGCTGGGATCACGCACATACACTTTGAATTTTTTAGTATCTCCGCGCATGGGCTTGCCTAGAGGAACTTTACGACCTTGATATTCGGCTTCGTCAACACCAACAGGGTCTTGCGGGCCTGTGCCTTGTGGCGCTGGTATACCAATGTCACTGCCAGGCTCTTCTTCTGTAGGGTCTTCGCTGACCAATACGTCATCCACGCTCATTTCTTCATCAACACAACCGCAGGCTTCTTGCATACACTCTGAGCAAGTATCTTCTACTGTGTATCCATAGCTTTCTAGTATGGCAATGAGTTTTTCATCTGCTTCAATGCAGAGTCTGTCTTCTTCTACACCAATGATGTGGCTTTCAATCAAACAATCTTCTTTGATGTTGATTGCAAAGTCATCACCCACTGCTGGGTTATCCAGCCATTGAGTACTTTCAACAATGTATTCTTTTAAAGATTTCATACTGTTTTATACTGTTGATAGAGTTTCATCAAGTGGTTTTCTACTTCAGCTTCTGTGACTTGCTGAGTTGGTACCACTGGAATAGTTGTCATGCCGGTGGTCTTGTTTTTGTTTAGTCCACCTGCAATAGTCTTGGTCATGTACTCTGTGCTTTGTGTTTCTGGCTCAGGACTGTTTGAATAGTCTTCTTCCATTTGTTCGCAACCACAATCGCTTTTTCCGCAGGCTGAACATGTTTCTTCGTAACCACTGCTGGAACCTAGGCCAGCCAACTTGAGAATCTGTGCAAGTTTTACAGCATCTTCATCTGACGCTGTGACTGTGAGTGATTTTTCACCCTCAGGACCCATGCTCATATTGATACTCATGCCTTCTGTGAGCATGCCCAGTTTCTTTTCAAAACTTTCTGCTATTTGGCTTTCGTATATGCCTTTGCCAAACACCATGCCTTTTTTGCCTTTGCCACCTGTAGGAGCAGGTGCTACTGATCCAGCCACTGTGGTTTCTTCTACTTCTTCTTCCTTCTTTTTCTTTTCAGGAAGACCTTTGTGTTTGGTCTTGGCAAAATCTTCTACGTCGCCCTTCTTCATGGTCTTGGCCACTTTCTTGAGCTCAGGACTGGCGCCTTTGATCTTCTCGCCTTTTTGCATAGCATGTGCCATGCCCATAAACTTTTGTTGTTGACGGCTCACTGCTTTTTCAGCCACTGGCTCTTCTTGATCATGTTTCTGTTGATGCATGTATTGATTACTGCTGTTGATATAGTCCAGGGCTTTGGTAATCTTGCTTTGCACCCACTCTGGCAAGTTTTCATCGTCGCCTAATATACCATGCAACTCTTTGGCTGCCATGGCAAGGCTTTCTAAATCGTCCTTGGCCATGTCGCCCTCGCGATCATATTCACCTTTGTCTACCAAAGAGATCATCTGGTCATCTTCTTTCATACGGAGAAGTTTGCTCTTGCCTGAAGGACCTTTGGCGCCCAGTTTACGACCTGTGCCTGCTGGACGGCCTTTTTTCTTTGGACCATCATCTTTGCTCTTGGCTTTTTTCTTGTCTTTGAGGTTACCGTGCTCGTCGTAGTCATCATCATTACCAGTGTCATCACGGTCACTGCGATAGCCATACTTCTTGTGTATGTTGCGCTCGCTCTCAGGATCTTTCTGATTCTTACTCATTGCACCTTGCAGGCCTTTGAGTAACTTCATGTCTAGTTCTTCAAGATTTTCTTCTTCAAGACTTGATGTATCTTTGTAAGTTTTGTCACCCATTTTAAACGATCCACCCTTGGGTGTTGCTTTAAGTTTGCCTGTGAAAGCATTGCCTTCTGACGTGGCACCAGGCTGAAGTGCGCGAACTTGTTGTGGATTAGTTGAAGCCATTTTTTGTAGCATCTGTGTGACTTCTGGACGTGCAGAATACATAACTGTTCCACCAGCCTTGGCATACTTGGGATCTCTAACTTGATATAACTCATCATATTTTGCTATCAGTTGATTGGCCGTAGCAGGATCAACAACAAATCGTGGAGCATCGATCGCGGCATCGTATGCCTCTTCAACACTCTCATGCTTGCCACGCAGTTTCTTTAATACAGCACCAGCAACTTTTTCACCACGCTCGGCTGAGCCATAGGACTTGCCAGCCTTGGCTGCGATGGTGGCAAATGCCTTGCCTGGCTTGCCAATGTCTTTGCCGGCACGAGCTGCCTTAGCACTGTATCCAGCTTCTTCCATTTTACCTTTGCCATCTTCAGCGTAGTCAGGAATACCGTTTTTATTAGCGTCTGGTTTTTTGCTTTCCAGAAGATTCATTGTTTTGAGTATGTCATACATGTTGTTATTCATTTTTATTCCTTATCTGGCTGAGCTGTGTACAGCTGGTATTTTATTTTTTCCGCCAATGGGACTCTTGTCTCCCATTGGGAAGTCGTTTGTGGTCACTGCTGGCGGTGTCTTTCCTCCGGCCACGGTAAATGAGCTCTTGTAAGCATTTTTAACCACAGCATGTTCTTTGGGGGCGGCTGAATAATCTTTCTTAAGATCACGTTGCTGTTTATCAGGGGCAGGATAATCAGTGTCTGTGAGAAGATTTTTATTTTCAGCATCTTGCTTGGCCATTTCTTGATCAACACTGTCGTCATACTTTTTGTCAAGCATGACAATGCGGTTGGGATCTAATCCCAATAGCTGTGCAATCTGTGTGATCTGTGGCGGAGTTGCTGGATAGTTAAAAGTGACATCAACAAATGTCATGCTTTCATTGGGATACTTAGGAAAATCAGGCAGACTTTTCTGCACTGGAGTTTTCTTGGCATCGGTCATTGATATCACATCAAACTGCTTGAGTTTTTCTTTAAACTCAGCCATGAAACCAGGAGGTAAATCTCCTGCTATTTTAATGCGATAATCGTACGTGTGTTTGGATTCTGTTAAGTATTCTGCAAAAGTTTTCATATCAATCCCCTATATCATATTTAGCCTATTCAGGCTTCTTTGGTTGTTCGCGTCGTACCAAACGATCCAACAGTTCGTTACGATCTAAGATGTGTCCTGTACCTGTTGTAACAGTGGGTTCATCACCGGCAGCGTCTCTATCCATCTTTGCCTTTTGCAACTGTAGCTGTATCATCTTGAGCTTTTTATTCATCTTGGCTGTTTTGGCTGTGATAGCATGTCCCAACATGGCGCCTGCCACTGCAAAGATTTCACTGGCATACCTACTGTCTACTTGCATGCCCAAATCCATGAGACTATCATAGCTCTCTGTGGCTTTTTTGGCCAGCTCATCCATTTCTGCATCTGACGCTTCCAGTCCTTTTACTGTGGGCAGTGCAGATTCTATTTTGTCCAAGGTAGCCAAGGATTCAGGAAGTATAGGAAGTGCGGGTTCAGACGGAGTTTGCTCGTCCAGCAGTTCGTCCTCTTTGCGAGGAAGATCAAACAGTTCTTCAAGTTTTCTTGTCATGCGGGTATTTACCGCATTATTTCTTGCCGTTACGGAAGATATCGTCTTCAGTGATCACACGGAATGTAAGCCCTTGTCTACGACACCACTTGGTTGCGGCGTCCCATTTGGCATAATTCACAGCAACAATGGCTCGATCACGCACTGATGCCTTGCTCTCTAGCACACTTTGTTTTTTAGGTTTGATCTCAATGAGTTCAGTTTTTACTGTGTTATCTCGTGTGCGATACTGTATTAAGAAATCAGGAATATAGTTGGTCATCTTTCCTGTGAGTGGATTGCGGTATGGAATAGATATTGACTCGCTGGCCCATCCCACAATGCTGTCATTGTTGTCGCAGAACCGCATAAACGCCTGTTCCCACCCTGAACGATATTTAGGTTTGCCTTTGCCTATATATTTCTGTGGGTTCTGAACTTCAAAGAATCCTTGTGCGTAGTTCCTGCTCATGGTAATACATTACGGGCCGCATAGAAGTTGGGAGTAACCAAGGCATTTATTCCCAGCAGTGTGGCATTACTGCGTTGATTGTTGAGATAGTAACACAGGGTTGAACTCAGTTGCAGTTGATCTTGACCTTGTATCTCTGCCAGGATATCCATCACAGGTCTCTTGGAATAGTCTGCTACCTGAAACAAACTTACTGTAAAGTTCTTTGCAGCCAGCTTGTCTTTGAATACTCGAGCAAAGTAACTGTATACAGCATCATACTGGTCAACTGGAACTTCTATTTGAAAAGTATAAAATCGATCAAAAACTTTGACCGTGGTATCAACTTTTGGATCGCTGTAGTTTACTGTACTCATCTAGGTACGTCCTGTGTAACTGGACCAGTCAGCGTGGGTGTGGCTGATCTTGGTGTGGCTGGGCTGGTAGTTGTTGAGTTAGATTGTGCAGGAACTTTGGGGAAAAAGAATCCATCAGCTTTGTTGGCCACTTGTTTTACTGCACCTGGCAACTCACCACGTATGACATCTTTGATCACTGCATTGGCTTCGTTACGAACAATGCTCTGTATGTTCTTGCCCTTGAATGTCTGATATGCAGTACCAGCTTTTTGCACAGCACCAATAATGCCCAACACTGACCCAGATTGTAAGTCGTTGACAATGCCGCCCACTGTGTCGACCAAGCCACCTTGTCCAAGTATGGTTGCACTGTTGCCTAGACGACTCAATGGACTGCGTTGGACATCGTAGTTGGCAGGATCAGCAAAACCTTTGATGTTGGCACTGGGTCGAGCGGTATCTAATTTACCTTGATAGTATTTTACTGTTTCATATCGAACTGTCATTTGGTGTTCCATCAATCCATTGCCTTGGCTATAGTCATATGTATCATGACGCCACTCAGAGATCATAGGATTAATTAGTACATACGCACAGAAGTCATGCTGGCTTAGACCGTAAATGGTAATGTCTTTGAAGAAAGGTGGTTTGCCAGATACACCGGCAGCACCGTCACTGTAACTTTCACCAATGTAGCCCCAGTCATTTACAGTACGGCCATCATCGTAGATATCTCGACCGTTGTAACTGAGTTTGGGATCGCCACCGTTGCCACTCTGCCCCAAGCTACCCTGTGTCACAGGCACACCCCAATACTGTTGAGTTGGGTCTTTGTAGTAATAAGCAAAATAGTTGTACCACATGTTACGGATCAAATCGTTTCCGTCATCATGAAAGGTAAACTGGCAAGGATTGTAGTTAATCCTTTTCTGAATCAATCGTTTACGATTGTATTGATTCATTGTTTCTATATCAATGTCGTAGTTTGGCAACTGCACTGTCTTGACTAGGAGACCAATGTCCTCTTGGTCCGCTCGATTGAAAACTTCTTTGAGCTTGGGAATCTCCACAGTGTTGAGATTGAAGTAGACGTGAAATAAAAACTTATAGCGAGGCGCCAGCTGATAACCGTTTGCACGGAAAGTCTTGCTGGCGTGTGTGTAGTCCTTTAGATAATCACTTCCAAAGAACCCCTTTAGGAAGTCCGCTCCAAAGGCCATGTTGTTAACCTGTTACTACGTCGCCAAGTGTTCTGCCCACTGTTGCACCAACACCAGAACCAATAGGAGTTTGGACAGCGTTGTCAAAGCGGATGTTCATGGTGATAGTAACTGCCGCACTCTCTGCGTAGTTAAGGTCGTTGTAGTTGACTGATGTCAAGTAGCAACCGTACAGTTCCCAAGTTTCAAGTACAACAGGAGTTGCCGCACCGTTACCACCGTCAAGAATCTCGCAACGTGTGGTAAACTTGTAGTCAATGCCTGAACTTGCAGAAGCCTGTTCCATAAAGTCCAACTGCTTTTGTAGTTGTTCGCCAACCAGCTTGGAAACATTGCCACCTGCGTCATCACGCAAGTTAACAGCGATCGCTTCCCAACTATACTTGCCAGCCAAATAAATGGTGGAGTTATAGATTGGTACTTGCATTTCTTCAAAACTGACCGATGGTCGTGTGAAGTCAATGACTTGTTTAGTTAATTCAGTTCTTGGTGTGCTGACCCCAAGATTTTCAAATACCGCACGGAAGCGATACTTGAGCTTTGGCATGAGCAAGCCTTGTGTTGGGCTTGACTGATCACTGGCCAAAGGCACGGTCATTCTAGTTAATGATGCAATGGACATGTTTGTCTCCTATTATGTAATTATTTATGGCAGATGAGATCAAAAAAAATGGGGCCAAAGCCCCATTTTTCTGCGTTAGCGATACCGTTAGACGGTACTTGATGTTGCAACCTGTCCTGCAGATATCTCGCCTGTGTTCTTGATTCTAACAGGAATGTAGATAAATTCAACTGCTTTGACTGGCTCAATCGCAATGTCAACAAACAGTTCGTTTCTATCAATACGTGCTGGTGTGTTGT